TACGCCTCCGAAACTGACGACATCGCCATGTACGTCGAAGGCATCATCCAATCCTACCGCATCAACAAGATCCGCCGCGGCTGGAACATCGGTGTGCCCGAGCGTGCCCGCAAAGGACTCCATCCCCTCAGCGTCCCCTTCGGCTAGAAGAGACCCGCCTCATCCGTGAAATGGTCGGCTCCTACCTAAAAGGGTTAACCCTCCAATCCATAGTGGATTCTGCCAACGCTTCCGGCGTCAAACCGCCGCGTGCCCAACTCTGGACGCGCACCGTCGTCAAACGCATCATCACCAACCGCTTCTATGCAGGCGTCACCACCTTTGGTAAATACAAAACCGTAAACGGCAAACGCATCCCCGTCCCCCCGTCCCAGTGGGTGAGCGGCACAGGACAACACGAGGCGCTCTACGATGATGCCACCTATCTCGCCATCCTCAACGAAGCCGAACGCCGCGAATCCCTGCGCAGCCGTGGGCAAGTCTACGCCCTGACAGGACTGCTGACCTGCTCCATCTGTGGCAGTCGGCTCCACCGGCATGGCAAACTCGCCACACCCTACCCCGTCGACCTATCCTGTCCGCAAAAACATCTCAATATCTATTATGACCTTGCCCTCAAAATCGTCTCTAGGAAGCTCGTAAAGGAATTACAGGCAATTCCCCCCGCAGAACACCCGGAAAGCCTGTCTCTGCAATTCCACGCAAGGCACAGGCACCTTCTAGCGGCGCGCCAGGACATCCAAGACGGCTACGAAGCCAAAATTTACACCATGCAGGAAGCCCAACAAAAGATCACCGACATTGAACTGGAAATCGAACGCCTCACCCGCCAACATGACCGCGATACCCAACACACCGCCCATCGTCAAAATTTACACGTCATCACCCAACAACCCCCCGAAACCCTCCAAGCCTGGATCATGCAAGACGACCCCACCACCGTCAACCACCTGCTAACTGCCCTCTGCGAAACCATCGTCATCACACCAAGGTATGAACTAACCGTTGTCTGGCGCTGATTCTCCGCTATTGCACTATGTTTGGAAAAGTCATGCGCCACCGGCTAAAAAACTATATCACTGATCGTCATCATAAGTGACCAACTCCATAACGTTGCTATGGGAACGCGGTATGGATCGAAAACTCCGCTTCATCCACCGCAGTACAAACCCCACTGCCTTCGAAGCGATAAACCCATTTGCCCTTGATATCACCGACCACATCCACATGATACTCGCCCACGTCATCCTTCACCAGTTCGGCATCTGTGCCGTACACGTAGGTGACCACTTCCGAGCGTGGCGGCTTGACCTTGAATTGGACCGTAGTCGGATCGGTCTCAGTCGCGCCCACCTTGAAGACCACTGAGCAGGTCACGGTTTGTCCCTTTGCATAGAGGTTCATAATGGATCATCTCCCACGAGCGCAGATTGATATGCCGCATCGCTCAAAATAAGAATACTGTCACTTGCATCTGTTACGAGTGCAGACTGATTCACTGCATCGTTCAACAAACTCACGCCCTGGCTGGCATCCAGATTGCTGGCAGTTTGCACTGCGCTGTCCGATAAATAGGCAAATCCCAAAATGGCGAAGTCGCCAGATAACGCATTCAGTGCCTGCGCCTGATCGCTCTCACTGACCAAATTGAACGCTTTCGTTTTGGTCTTCGCCAGACTCTGCGCCTGGTCGCTTTCGGTCACCTGTCCAAGTTGTATTTGTTTCACCGCCTGGATGCTTTGCGCGGCTTCCGATTCCTGCACCTGCACGATCGCCAAACGCTTCGAGCGGAAGAACGCCTGCGCCAGATCATTCTCTGCCACGGGTTGGATCTGCAAGTTCGTCTGACTGCCAAAATTACGCGCCAGATCTGTCTCAGTTGCCTGCCCGATCAAACGCCGTTTGATTGTAGCGAACATCTGCGCGCTGTCACTCTCAGAGGCTTGCGCAAGGCTCAATTGTTTCGTAGCAGAAAACCCTTGTGCCTGATCGCTTTCGGTGACTGTACCAAGCAAAGTGCTGGAAGAACTTGATAGGCTCTGTGCGCTGTCGGTCTCACTCACCTGCGTGATCGAAAGTTTCTTTACTTTCGCCAGGGACTGTGCACTGTCAGATTCGGAGATCTGCGCCAGCGCCTTATTCTTGACCGAGCTGAACGTTTCAGCCGCATCCGTTTCTGAATTCTGACCGACTGTCTGACTCTTACGCTTCGAGAGTGTCTGCGCACTGTCGGCTTCGGAAGTCTGCGCCAGCGCCTTATTCTTGACCGCGCTGAACGCTTCAGCCGCATCCGTTTCTGAATTCTGACCGAGCGCTTTGCTCTTGCTGGTAGTGAACGCATGCGCACTGTTGGCTTCGGAAGCCTGCGCCAGCGCCTTATTCTTGACCGCGCTAAACGCTTCAGCCGCATCCGTTTCTGAATTCTGACCGACTGCCTGACTCTTACGCTTCGAGAGCGCCTGCGCACTGTCGGCTTCCGTATCCTGCACAATGGCTTTATTCTTGCGCTGATCGAACGCCTGGGCGCTGTCGGTCTCAGCATTTTGCGCTAGTGCCTTGTTCTTTTTCTTGCTCAGCGTTTGCGAGCTGTCTGTCTCGGTGGTTTCCGCAATAGCTTGCGTGATGCCACTGACCGGTCTGACCGCTACTGTCGCAGCCCGCCACACCACCGATGTGTCACTGGTAAACGCGCCGGGATCTTCGCTCGCCGCTGTGCTGGTGATCTGCGCGGTAGCCTGAACCACACCGTTGCCACCTGCGGAGATATCGGTTTTTGTATTGGTATATCCAGACGGATACCCAGTAAAACGCGGAGTGGATGAACTGGCGCCATTGAGCGAAGCAAACGCGAACCATAAGGTGTCTTCGGTTCCCCAGCCCGAGGGGTTGAGTGAATCGGGGTTCGGAGCTGTGCTGGTGCTGCTCGCGCCCGTCGAACATTCTGGCGCCGTGCCGCTATCAAAGCTGCTGATCAGATAACTGTGCCAGGTCCATTGCTCCGTGCCGCTGGTCACGGATACCGAGATGGTCGCGCCCGTGGATGCGTAGCCTTCGCTGCCCGTGGTAACGTGGTAAATGATCTCACTGGTAAAACCCGAACCGGGACCCGCAGCCAGCAAAACATTCCAACCTGCAGGGTTTGTGAAAGCGTGACCCGAGCCATCCGCAGTGATGAACGCAATGATCAAACGCCCGGCGACATTACTGCCATCGGGAATGTTGACACTCACGGTTGCGATGTTGGTGTCATAATGTCCACCCACATCGGCGACTACGCTCGGGAACGCCACAACTTACTCCTACGACGCGCGATAAAATCCAGTTGCCGGGACCTGTGCCACCACATCCGAACCATCGGGCGTGATCGCAAAATCGTGATAAGTCAGCGGGATGATCGCAGAATCGGCGGATGTGGCTGGGTCATACGCTACCACCAGCGCGCTGATGGCATTGCCCGTGGCGCCCGTCCAGGTAATATCGGGGATGTCCACATCCATGCGGTCGTTGGTCATATCTGCCGCCACCGCCGAAAGGTCGGAATCGGTCAGATACTTGCGCCCCATCGTAGATTGTTCATTGGTCGCGCCATCCAATACCTCGGAAACAGACACCGAATCGATCAGCGCCGAAGCCGCTTCCAGCCCCGAAGTTTCCAGCGGGATGATGACCAGCCGCGCCGTGGATGGGTCATTTGACTGTACGCGGTTGACGAACTCTGCCACCCGTCCCTTGGCTGTGTTGAAAACAAAATCACTCATGGTATAGCTCCTTTTTTATCTGTAGGTTGGGTTAATTGATGTCATATTGAAATTCGGTGTCGATTAGGTCGGTGGACGCCCAGGTATGCGGCACCGTGGACGAAATTGTGTTAAGCGTCTCATACGTAGTAGAAGCATTTCTCACAAGAATGCGCAGCACAGACGCACTGATGTATCTGGCATCTCCGTTATATGCCGATGTGCCTGTGTCAGTAAATAAAACTGAACCCAAAGATGCCAGGCTGGTTTGAACTCTTGTAATTGGGAAAGTAATGTCCACTCCACCAGAAATTGATGTGGTTGACCCGAACGTTATCCCTACTACTGCATAACAGCGCGCGCCCAGTATTTTATAGGTGGCAGCGACTGTTCCATTGCCCACGGAAAGATTTGTCCACGCCGGTGCCCAACTCAGCAGGCGGGTCTCGTAGATCGGCATATTGATTAGATTTGAGCTTGTAAAAGTCGGCACCGTCCAGGTATAACCAGCACCGGCTGAGAGCGTGGCGGCAAAGCGTCCGAGCACTGCCACATCATCGGTGCTGGTATAGTTAGCATAATTGCCAATATATTTCTCGTTGGTGCTGGTGGAATTGAAATCACTGACCAGTTTTCCATATGGAATGCGCGCCGGTGCAATAGCTACAACGGAACTGTTACTGTCCCAAATGGCATACGCAAAATAATCCACTTCCTTGGTGGCAAGTTCAGCGCCGCCTGCATTGAACCAGTTGGTGGCGGCATTCAAGGTGCAGGATGTTGCGGCGGTAACCGTCCGCACAGTTCCATTGATGTTGATATAAACCTTGTCAGTGCTGCTTGGATCGGTGCCCGCTGAAGTTTTGAGCGCCAGAGTTAAGTTGTTTGAAGAAACTGAAACAGAAATCTTGCCATTGAGCATTTGCCCATGTCTCGGGATCAGTAAAACCGGGGAGGCGTTCATCAAAAAACGCAGCAATTGCGTATCTGTTACCGTGCGTATCTCATTCGTGGGCGAGGCTTGTCCATCATCCCGCACCAAAAGGGTGAGGTTCCCCAGGAGTGTTGATAAAGCGCTGTAACTATCCCATTGAGCCATAGTGAATTCCTTTGTTAGTTTTCTAGTTCATCCAGTAGAGCATTTGTTCTGGTTTGAGGTGCTGTAGATAATCGCGGGCGAGATCCCAATCGTAGAACTTGCGGAAGGCTTCCGGCATGTGTGCGGGATCGCCCTGGGCATACTGGAATAGATAGGCATACAGCTCGCGCTTGATGGGTCCGCTGCTGCCCGTGCCGCGATAGGTGATCTCAAGGATATCGGCGGGCAGTTGTGTTATGCCCTGCTGGTAGATCTCAACGAACAAATACATTTGCAGGGTGTTGTGAAATTCAAACGACTGACTGACCCAGCCCGCCTGCTGATCGAGCGCATGCCCGATCTCATGCAGGCACGCGGCGCGGGTGCGGCACCATGCCAGATGGCTGGTCAGGTTATAAGCACCGTCCTGGTGATCCTGTGGAAAAGGCAAGAGAAACAAGACCAACACCAATATACTGAACGGGAGCCAGATGCGTTTCATCAGATCAAGCCTGAACCTTTGGGCACAAAGCCCGGAAAGACCAGATCCAATTTAGGTTCGGCATAGGTCGCATGTTCGGTCAATGCAATCTCATCGCGTTTGGTGCTATCAAATGCGATGGTAGTGATCATCATGCCGATTTGATTGTCACGCGCCCAACCTGTGCGGTTTAAGATTTCCTGCACGATAGTCGTAACGTCATACGAATATTCTGTGCCGCCTGAACTGGGCAGCGTGGCAGGATAGATGCGTGCAGTGGTGCGAGTCTTGCCAGCAAGCTGGGCATACGTTGAAGGATTGGAAGCATTATCTTCTGCGGATGCCGCCACTTCGATCTCGATGACTGACGTATCGCCGCCTGCTGAAGCCACCACACGCAGAGTGGCAGAGGTCAGCGTTGTTTTGGGCAGTCCAACAACAAAAGGAATCCAGACTCTGGTCACGTCATTACCACTGGGCGAGCCGCCCACATAGGCGTTCGTGGTGCCCGTGTAGAGCGCGCTATCTGAGGTGCTCATCCAGCAGTCTGAAGAAGTGCAGGAAAGCGTTAGAGTGGTCATGGTTTGGATAACCCGATATAAAACACACAGTCGTAGGTTGCCGTGCCTGCCACATCCACATCCACGACGATGATGTCGTAACTTGCCACGTCATCATGCGAAGTGTTGATCACGGGGGGAGTTGCGGCTGTGCCGCTGGTGGTTTCGCCGCTGTCAATAGTGACTTTAGTGCTCAAGATATCCACTGAATCGGTCACGTTGCGCAGTTGCAGTGCAGGTACACCCGTGCCGCCTGCCTTACGCATCGCGCCCACGAACGTGATGTTGTATCCATTCAATCCAGGCGGGATCATGCACCAACCCTGATAATCGCCGGTTGCCAGTGCTACATCCGCATTCAGGTAGATTGGTATGTAACGCTCGCCACTGACCCAGATGGGCGCGCTGCCGCTGGACAACAACATTTGACCGACTGTGCCAATTGCCACACGCGCCAGATAGTCGCCGCCTGAACTGCGGTATGCCATATCCCCGCTGGTGGTGTAGGGGTATAAAGAATTGAAATCAGTGCTGATCTCATTCATTTTGGAAGCAGAGACACGTTCACCAGCGGTCCACACACGCGGGGTTACCCAGGTACTCGGCATTATTCAACTCCTTGCACTTGATTTTCGATCTGCAGCTCTGTTAGCGTCACACCGGGGAACCAATTGCGCGCGCCGCGTGGACGCATTCTGAGCATGCGCTCGATCTGCGCTTTTTCAACGGGAAAGATGACCTCGTAAGCCGCATCCATCTGAATGGCAGCCTGACGCGCTTTTTCACGCGCCACAGTATCCGGTACGCTGTTGAAGGTGCGGGGCATGTTGGGGTTCGGCGCAAAAGTGGTCGCCAAAATATCCGGGTTCTCTTCCGGGCAGATAAATACCTCGCCTGGTACAACCGTCATGGCAGCCGTAATACCCTGCGCTTCACAGGTCGGACAGCGTGCGATCCAGCGGGCATGGTTGAATTCAGCATATACTTTTTTCATGGTCATCCAAACGATAGGATGGTATTGGTGCCATCCAGGTCATCTTGATATAAAGTGTCGAGCGTGAAATACAAGCCGCCTTCCACTTCCTGCGCGGGCGTAATGAACAAACGTTCTGTGATGTACTTGCCGCCATTCCAGATGCTGATCTCACGCCCGATCACGATCATGGCATACGATACGCCGGTGACCGTTTCAGAAACGTTGACGATCTTGCCGGGTTTGGCTGCCAGTAATTTGGCGAACGCAGCTTCATCCAATGAAGGCACATAATCCAGGGAGGGGACATCGGTGACTTCGAGCGCGTACCAATTCAAAAGATTATCGGCGATTTCCTTGCCGGTCAGATAAACGCTGTGATAGGGCAGGTCATAATCCACATGAATACCTTCGCCCTGGCGGATGGTGATGTCGGTGGCAGTGTAGCCAATGGGATCATAGGCATATAGTCCCTTACCTTGAATTTGCAAGGTGACATAACCGGTCGTGCCGCCATCGTTGGTGAGCTTGATAAACGCAGAACGACTGCCCACCTCAAAAGTATTCAGCGTTAGATCTGCATCCAGATCGCCGGAGCCAGACTCAGATACTGAACTCAGCTTGATATCTGTGCCAATGGCGGGCGTGCTGACATCTACAGCGGGAATGGTCTTGGCAGATGTGCCATTGGCATCGCGGAAGAAACAGCGGATCTCCACGCTATCGCCGGAAACCAGTGTGATTTCCTGCGGCAGTGTGAAGAGCGTCACCGGGGCAGCATCTACGATCTGCGGATATAACGTGACGGTGATACTGCGTACCCGCTTGCCTGCCTTACGACTGGCGCTCATGCTGAGTTGATCGTCGCTGAAGGAAGCCACCGCATCCGTAGTGGTAAGCAGGCTATAGAGATCAACGTAAGTCAGGATCTCACCGCTGGTTGTGCCACCGGTCACATAGATGCGCCCCAGACCACATTGCGCCAATTTTTGCAGCACTGATAAAACGGTTTCCTTGCCATCTTCCACGTCCGTCAGGGCATAGGGATAGATATAAGCACCCACTGCCAGGTCGGTCTCGGTCGGCTGATCTTCCATCGCATCCACAATCGCTTGAATGACCTGATCATCTGTAACAGATTGCTGCACGCCAATGGACGGCATGGAACCCTCGCGGGAAGCAGTCTCGATCCAATCTGCCACCGTGACCTTGGTGAGTTTATTATTCAACAGACCCGGCACCGGATCAATACTGATGACCTTACCCTGGCTAAACCATTCCTGCACCGCATCTTTGGTGATGCCCACGCGCACCTTCAACCCATTGGCAAAGCCGTTGCGTTTGCTGAGATGGTCGGGCGAGTAATAGCCAGCCGCGCCGCCGCTGTTGTTGGCGTTGTTGTTCATGATCAGTGAGATCGTACCGACATCCGCCACACGGTCCATTAGATCGCCATTGCGCTGACCCTGAAAGATGGTGATTGGGGTTTCCGTCATTACATCGTCTTGCACGTCAGTCCAGTCCATATCCAGAATGGGATCGCCGGTCATATCCAGAATGGGATCGCCGGTCATATCCAGAATCGGAGTTCCGAGTGCAAATTCCACATGCAAGGCATCAGGCGCTGCCATTTATTGACTCCTCGACACAGTAACCTTCTCGAACGCCACGCGGTTGGAACGGGCAATGGTGTTGGGCAGGTCTGCGATCAGGATGTGCAAATCCCGCATGAGCGCTTCGCTGCTGATGGCACCCTGTTGACCGCCGTTTGTTTGCGCAGAAACGTTTTGCGCGCGCGGCTGGGTATCGATCTGTCCGTTGGTAAAGGCGGGTTGGACCTGCATATTGAGCGCCGAAGTCAGGCTGGGCAACTGCGTGCGATTGAGTTGCTGCATGGCATCACTCACGCCCAGCAAACCGATCTCCCACGGGGTGGGGGAGCCGGGGGTCATCCAATCGGGTAAATGAATATTGCGGAGATTGGTCGCCAGCGTGTTCATCCAGCCGATCAACTTGGAGACTGCGTTACCCACCCAATCAAAGGCAGGTGCCAATTTCTCACCCAGCCAGCTTGCCAACTCGCTCACTACTGGTAAAACGTTGTTGCGAATCCAATTGAAGCCGGTCATGAAGTTGGGTATCCAAACATTCATGATATAGGCGCCAATGCCTTCAAACGCCTTGCCCAGTACCGCTGTAAGCACATTAGCGAGCGCACCTACGAGCGGGAAGATATAGGTGTTGAGAAATTGCCAGACGGCTTGAATGGCAGGTAATAGAGTGCCGGTCCAGAAGGCGGCGAGGGTTTGTAGCGCGATCGGAATATTCGTTTGCAGCCAGGTCACCAGAGTTTGCAATGCCGGTTGCATGGCTGCCCAAATATTCGTGACTGTATCCCGAATGCCGCCCCAGTTGTTCGTCCAGGCTTCATAGAGCAGATAAGCTGCACCTGCGATCAAAAGCAGGATGCCGATCACTGGCAATAAAGGTGAGACCACAGCCCATGCCGCCGCCGCTGTCGTCACACCCCAGGCAAGTGCTGCCACACCCAACGCTGCCAAAATGCCAATCACCACGCCCTGGTTGTTTTGCAGGAATGTGATGAACTGTAGGAAGCCATTGATCAGCACCGGGATATATGCCACGGCTTGCGTGATGAAGTTCCCGATCATGGTGGTGAAGACAGTCAGGCTGGCTTGAATATCGGGGCGCTCAAAGATCGTCACCACAGTATCCATTGCCTTGCCCACGCCATCCATCATACTTGCCCCAATGGGAGCCAATGCCAGGGTGGCTTTATTTTTGAAGACCTGCCATTTTTCGCCCCAGTCGGCGGTAGAAGCAGCGGTATCCATGATGGCGCCATCGGCGTTCAACATGGCGTCAGTCAATGAGTTGAGATCGAACTTCCCGCCACGGATGGTATCAAACCAGTCGGCGGCGGATTTCGCGCCAAAGACCTTTGTGGCAATGCCCAGCGCTTCCGTTTCAGTTTTGGCATTCTTGATCGCGTCGATGGTATTCCATAGACCGGTCTTCATGTCCACACCCTGCGCAATGAACTTACCTTGTGCCGTGCGTAACCCTGCCATCACGATCTCAGTGTTGACGCCTTTGGCAGCGAAGGTTGCCAACAACGCGCCCGCCTGGTTGAAATCAAAACCAAAGTTGCGCATGGGCGCGCCATATTGCACGATCTGCTGTAATAGAGTATCCAGCGGGGCGCCGGTCTTTTGCGAAGCCACAAACAAAGAGTCCAGGGCTGATGCGCCCTGATCCACGGGGATGCTCCAATCACCCATCACGCGCGTGAAATCTTCGGCGTTTGTTTTTGCATCGCCGCCCAGCAGCCGCGAGACTTCCAGCAAAGGTTTGGCAAGATTTTGCAGGGTCGGACCCGTAACATCGAGGCGCGCATTCAGCACGCCAATCGCATCAGCGGCTGTTTTCGCGTCAGTCGGCACTGCGGCAAATACTGCTTCGAAATCGGTTTGCAGCCCCGCCAATTCTGGACCGGTTTTCCCGGTGGCAGTGGCGATCGTATCCATTGCTTCATCGATGGTATTGCCTGCATCCCAGGCAGCCGCACCCACACCAATGACAGCAGAAGCCGCCACAGAGAGCGCACCTACGACCACCGCGCCGCCCACGTTCGAGAGTTTATTGACGAAAGAATCGGAGGCAGTCTTCGAA